CTAATACATATTATGGTGTAGAAGTAGATAACTGGTTAAGAGATCAAAACGAAAGAATTATTTTGAATGGAGCTTTAGCAGAAACATTTATTTATTTAAATGAACCTGAAACTGCTCAACAATATGCAAATATTTTTGTATCTGAAATTCAAGAAATGAATCAAGAAGAAACTAAACGTAAATCTTCTGGAGGAAATGTTCAATTTAATTTCAATGGTAATGGTTTAATTTAAGGAGAAAGAGCTATGACACAAGCTACTGTATCTGGAGGAAGAACTCCGGGTAGCTCTTTTTCAGGAACAACCAGTAGTAACCTAATAACTACAGAAAATTTAAATGCTATTTCTTCAGCTTCAAATCAAGTAACTATTACAGGTAATGGTACAGCAGGAAGTTCTTTTGCTAATACAGCTAATATAAGAGCTTCTTCAGATATTGATAAAACATTAGAAGAAATATCAAATCAAAAAGTAGCAGTAGAAGAACTATATGATGATACTGTTATCGCAAAAAATGAAGCTGTTGCAGCTAAAAACACAGCACAAAATTTATTATCAGGTTTAACAGATATCCCTTTTAATTTAGGAAACGCAACTGCAGGTGACTTGTTGTATTATAATGGAACAAGCATTTCCCCTTTAGAACAAATTGAAGTTACAGATGGAGGTAACTTTTAATGGCTAATACGCTAAGAATAAAAAGACGAGCCGCCTCCGGTAATGCAGGTGCGCCCTCTACCTTAAAAAATGCTGAGTTAGCATATAACGAAAACGATAATATTCTTTATTACGGTTTTGGTGACACTGGTGATGGCACTGCTACTAGTATTAAAAATATTGGTGGTGAAGGTCATTATGCAACATTATCAACAAACCAAACAATTAGTGGTAATAAAACTTTTACAGGAACTGTAAATCTTTCCGGAGCTACACTTTCTGGTGATACTACATTTAGTAATAACCTTACAGTTACAGGTGATTTAACAGTAGAGGGAACAACAACCACTGTTAATAGCACAACAGTTTCTGTTGATGATAAAAATATTGAGTTAGGTTCTACTGCTTCCCCTTCGGATGCTGCAGCAGATGGCGGTGGTATTACTCTTAAAGGTACTACAGATAAAACCTTTAATTGGGTAGATGCAACTAATAGCTGGACATCTAGTGAAGATTTAGATCTTTCAACAGGTAAGCATTTTAGTATTGATGGAACTACTGTCCTTGATGCTACTACTTTAGGGACAGGGATTACTAGTTCCTCTTTAACTTCTGTAGGAACAATTACAACAGGAACTTGGTCTGCTACAGATATTGCTATTGCCCATGGTGGTACAGGTTCTTCTACTGCTGCAGGAGCTAGAACTAATTTAGGTTTAGGTACTCTTGCTACACTTAATTCTGTTGGGGCTGCTCAAATTACAGATAATTCTGTTGGGGCTGCTGAGTTAAATGTTTCTGGTAATGGAAGCAATACTCAGTTTTTACGTTCTGATGGTGATGGATCTTTCTCATGGGTTGTTCCAACTGACACTCAACCTAATAATGCTACTATTACTATTAGTGCAGGAACAGGTCTATCAGGTGGAGCTAATTTTACAACAAACCAATCCAGTAATGAAACTATTAATTTAGCATTAGATTTTTCTGAATTAACAGATATGACTGGAGATATTTCTGGTTCAACTGAATTTATATTACAAAATGGATCAGTAGAATCTAGAAAAGCAGCTTCAGAAATTAAAATTAGTAACTTTAATAATGATGCTGGATATTTAACAAGTGTTAGTACTGGAAATATTGTTAACGGTACTATAACAGAAGCTGATCTTAACATTACAAATACTCCTACAGCAGGAGCTATTCTTACATCTAACGGTAGTACTCAATTTACTTGGGTAGCAGAAATTGATGGTGGAACCTTCTAAGGAGATTAATTGTGGCAAATACAATTAAGTTAAAACGCTCTAGTACAACTGGAGACACTCCTACTACAGGTCAAATGGAATTAGGTGAAATTGCTGTTAATACTTTTGACGGTAAATTATTTATTCGTGGTAATAACGGTAGCGATTTTGTTAATGAAATTTCATCTATTACTCAAGGCGGTGGCAGTAATGCTGACACCTTAGATAATTTAGATAGTAGTCAATTTCTTAGAAGTGATGCTAATGATACTGCTACTGGTAATATTGATTTTACTGGTGATTTAACTAAAGACAGCAATACTGTTTGGCATAATGGTAATCAACCTTTTTATATTGCTACTAATACTAATACTGTAGCAGGAGTATGGAAAGCTTCTATATCAGAAGTTACAGCTTATGAAGATGGGCAGTTAATTGCTTTTTATCCAAATAAAATTGATGGTTCTGGTTCAGGAACAACTTTTGAAATAAACAGTCTTGGTGCTAAAACAGTTACTCGCCCAGATTATTCAACAAGTGCAATAACTACTCATTATGACGGAACTAATTTAATATTTTTACGTTATGTTGGTGATGATGATTATTTTATTGTACACGCTGATTACAATTCAACAGATGATTATCGTGTTCGTTGGAACAGTTATGTTACTGTAAATAATAGTTCAGGATCAGGAGTAGCTGTTTATGGTTATCAGTTACTTATGGAAGGCGCAGACGGTAAGTTTTACCCGGTCACTGAAGGCGGCTCTACAGGTAATACCAACGCTGTCTCTACTGCTGAATTGCGGGTTGGCGGAACAATTCTTTATTATGAAAGTAGTACTGATAGAAATGCAAATACAACTGCTCCTTGGGGTGTTTTGTATGAAAGCATTGCTTCAGGAAATATGGAATACTGGAATAATAGGGATTCTGGTTGGGCTACTACATATCGGCCAATTTATTTAGTTGCAACTATTAACTCTAACGGTAATTTTGTTCTTGACAACACTTCATATACTAGCTTCCT